CTATGCAATAGTAGCAGGTACTTCAAGTTATGCAACCACTGCTACTACTTCTACCTATGCATTTACTGCTACATATGCAAATACATCTAACTATGCAATAGTAGCAGGTACTTCAAGTTATGCTACAACTGCTACTACTTCTACATTTGCATCAACAGCTACTAATTTAGCTGGAGGTGCACCCGGATCTTTACATTATCAATCAGCTACTGGCACAACTGCCATGTTAGCAATTGGTAATAACGGATTTGTGTTAACGTCTAATGGTTTATTGCCAAGTTGGACTGCAATCGGCGGATTAAGTGCAGGACAAGCTACAACAGCAACAAACATTGCTGGAGGTACACAAGGGCAGGTTCCTTATCAAACAAGTCCCGGGTCAACTAGTTTCTACGGTCCGGGTACTGCCGGTAATGTGCTAGTGAGTAACGGTACAGGCGCGCCTTCTTATAACAATACATTAACATTAACTGGAACAACTATATCCGCATCAACTGCTACTGGTGCTTTGGTAATAACAGGCGGTGTTGGAATAGGCGGAGCATTATATGTTGGTGGTGATATATACACTAACAATCAAAAGGTTATTACCACTACTACTATTAACTCTTATGCTAATCAAACAGCTATATTTGCAGGAACTGATACTGCTATCAATACCAGTACTGGTAATATAACCATCTGGAATACCAGTACACTACAGTCGGTAACTAATCGTGGTAATAGCACTACAAATACTATTTCGATTACTAATACAACTTCTAGTAATTCAACAACAACCGGAGCATTAACTGTTTCTGGAGGTGTTGGTATTGGTGGGGCCTTGTATGTTAACACGGCTAGTTTTATTAACGGCGCACAAATAATAACAACTGCTACTGTTAATCAATATGCTAGTCAAACTACTATATTTGCAGGAACTGATACAGCAGTTAGTGCAAGTACTGGTGCCGTAACTATTTGGAATACTGGAACATTACAAACTGTAACCGGCCGCGGTGCAAGTACAACTAATCAATTGAACTTAAACAACGGCATAATATTAGGAAGCACTGCAAACAATCCTATAATGATGAATGGTAGCTATAGTCAGTTAGTTCCTGGATTCATTACAGCTAACGGAACACTGGTTGGAACTATCGCCTCTACCAATATCTATGCGTTTAACTATCAGCATACATTAGCACCTGTGACTACAGCAACAATTTCTAATTATTATGGTCAGTTATTCTTGCCAACATTAGGTAATACCGCAAACTACAGTAGTATGTATGGTTCATTTGCACGTATTGACATGAATGCCGCTGCAACTAGTGGAAGCGTGACAACGTGGACGGGATTTAGCAGTGAAAATCCTATTAGAAATGCGGCTGCTGATGTGCGCTTTACCAATCATTACGGATTTAGAGCACAAGATCCAAGTGCTATTACTGCCACAAACGTAATTGGTTTCACTAGTTTAATTTCTAGTGCAGGTGGTGGAACTAGATATAATATATATGCTTCGGGTTCAGCCCAGAATAGATTTACTGGTTGGGTAGGTATTGGTAAAGATCCTACAGTGGCATTAGATGTTGTTGGGCAGGTATTGGTATCAAATACACTCACTGTTTCAAGTACAGTATCGGCATACTCAACAACTACAGGTGCCTTACAAGTTGTTGGTGGAATTGGAGTTGCAGACAGTGTCTATGTTGGTAACAGAGTTGGATTTGTTAACACAGGTAATGTTAGTACAGTATATCAATATTACAATGCTGCAACTGGCAGTTTAGACACGGTGTTTGGATAATGGCAACAACTATAACTAAACTGTTCCCTACTGGGATATTACAGTCAAGCGTGGCGTTTGATGAGGTTACTCAATCTGCGATTAAGAATTTATTAACATACACTGAAGATTTTACACAATGGAGTAAAAATACTGCCCCAAACGACTATACCGTAACTGCTAATGTAATAGCAGCACCAAATGGTACAATTACTGCTGATCTTATTATTAAAAGTACTGGTGCGGGATCTAGCTCAATATCCTTTAAAGTATTTTCTGGTGCAATCAATACAGCATATTGCGGATCAATATATATTAAAGCAGGTGGCTATTCAAAAGTACATGTTGGATTTTCAAATAGTGCATTTAATAATACTAGTTATGGCGCAAATATTGATTTAGCAACCGGCACAATTAATACTATCCTCGGTGGTTCAACTGTGACTGTGCAAAATGCCGGCAATGGATGGTATAGAGTAAGTGTAACAGCAACTAGTAATACCAGCGGAGGCAATTATGTATTTAGAATAGTGCCATTGGATAATACATATAGCACAAATTTTGCAGGTGATGGTGTTTCTGGCATTTATGTGTGGGGCGCTCAGGTTGAACTTGGATCTGTGGCAACTCCCTATCAAGGTATAGGTGCTTCTGGCGTTGTAGTTACTCCGGATTATTCTGTCAAATTAAGTCCTACCGGAGTATATGCTGCACAGTTCGATGAAGTAACACCTTCACCTATAAAGAACTTACTTACATATACCGAACAATTTAATCAATCAGTTTATGGTAAACAGCGATCAAGCATAGGTGCAATAGATACAATTGCTGCACCAAATGGTACGCTAACTGCTGAAAAATTTATTGAAGACGCCACTGCAACATCGACACATTATATAAATAGCGCCTACGCAACATCAGTTGGGTTACCAACTGGATCGATATATGTCAAAGCCGGAGAGAGAACATTTTGTGAATTACGAATAATTCTTAATAGTGGCGGAGGCTTTGCCTCAAATTCGTTTGTTGTGGATTTATCAACTGGCGCAATTGTAACTGGCGCTGCCTACGGTACGCTTACCAATGCTGGCAACGGGTGGTATCGATTATCAGCAACTGCAACAACTAGCGGCACTAACTACGCTATTAGATTGGGTATATTTCAATCAAGTAGCGTATTTTCATACACAGGCAACGGCGTAAGTGGATTGTACATATGGGGTGCTCAACTTGAAGATAATTCTACGGTAACTCCTTATCAGGGTATCGGTGCTGCTGGTGTAATAGTAACACCTGATTTTGCTGAACGTAGAACCAGCACTGGAACGTATCTAGTAAGTGGTTACTTTGATGAATACACTTACACAATTGCACCATTTTAAAACTATATAAATACTAGACTATGGCAAAACTCTTATCTGGAACACGAATTTACGGCACCGCAACCGTTGATACTCAAATATTTGTAAGCGGTTCGAATGCCGCATCGTCGACTATTACAGGTGCATTACAAGTGATTGGCGGTGCTGGCATAGGCGGAAACCTGTATGTTGGCGGCACAATATACGGAACAGTTACAACTGCAACAAACATAGCCGCAGGTACTGCTGGTCAATTAGTTTATCAAACTGGTCCAGGTGCTACAAGTTTTGCTGGCCCGGGTATTGCTGGTCAAATTCTTTTAAGTTCCGGTACAAGTGCTCCTGTCTATACAAATACTTCTAGTATATATGTTGGTCGTGCTGCTTTAGCTGATTCGGCAACTACTTCTACAACTGCAAATACTTCTAATAATTTATCTGGTGGTTCTGCTGGAAGTATCCCTTATCAGACAGGTGCAGGTGCAACTACTATGCTAGCAATTGGAACTAGTGGGTATGTACTAACTGCTGGTGCAAGTGCTCCGCAATGGTCTTCATTTAGTGGGTTAAGTGTGGGTACTGCTACTACTGCTACTAACGTAACCATTGCTAATGAAACTACTTCATCAACAGTACAATACATTACATTTACTTCTATAAGTGCAGGCAGTTCGGTACTTAAAGTTGCTGCTACTACTGGGTTAACATATTTGCCCAATAGCGGATATGTCGGCATGGGCATTGCTACTCCCACTTCTCCATTACATATTGTTAGTTCCGGTAACTCCATAATAAAATTCCGCGGTGCTACAACTGGATCAATTGGGGTATTATATTCAGATGGTACACAATTAGCATTTCTTGATAGTACAAGTGCTAACGGATTTACAATATTGCCAAATTCGTCCAACGTATCGATAACAACTAATGCTACCGAAGCAATTCGCGTTGATTCAGTTCAACAAGTTGGTATCAATACCAACAGACCAAACTATAGATTAGATGTTCGAGGCCAGACTTATATTGGCGCAGCATCGACATTAGCGCAGTTAATTTTAGGTGATACCACTAATTCAACCACTGCAACCATCTCTACTGTTAATAGTGATTTAATATTTTCTGCCAACGGAACTGCTGAAGCATTAAGAATTACCAGCTCAAAGGGTATAGCATTTGGCGGATCTACAAATTACGGTACAAGTGGTCAGCTACTAAAGAGCGCAGGTAATGCAAGTCCAACATGGGTTGACCAAAGCACGATTACTGCTGGTTCCGTTGTTTACCCTCATTCTACTGGCACAGGATTAATTGGATCTGCATATAACGGATCTGCCGCAGTTACATGGTCATTGAATACCGCTACGCTAATGACCACTGCGGTTACTGCTAACAATTTAGCAGCATCAGCTACATTAGGTGGTAGTGGCTATTTGTATATCGGTGGATACAATACAAATCCATCTAGTGTAATATATCCGACACCGTTTACAGTAAATAGCACAGGTCCAATTGCTATTGCTGATAACTTTAGTGGCGGCAACGTTGAAGCTAATATATGGAATACTGTATATCCGAGTTCTTATGCCAACACTGGTTTTAGATTCCAACAATTACTGACCGCAAGTACTTACAGAGATTTAGTGTTTTTTAAGAATACCGGAGCTGTAGCATTTGGTGGCACATCCAACTTTGGTAGTAGTGGACAATTGCTACAGAGCAACGGCGATGCGGCACCTACGTGGGTAAATGCAAGTGGTATTACATCTGGTGCAACTTCATTAACCAACACCTATGTTGGTTTTGGTTCAGGTAGTAACTTGCTAACTGGCAGTAGTAATCTAACCTGGAACGGTACCACACTGTATGTGAATGGTAGATTACAAAACGCAGGCGGCCTAAAAACCTATAGCGTACAAACAACTGGTCAAGGCAACGTTAACGCAGTCTACGAAATCATGAAGGTAAGCCGTGACGCCGTAAACTGGAGTACAAATACTAGTTACGAGATTACTGTTTATAGTTCGTATTATACATCAGGCGGCTATACCAAATGGCTACTATCCTATGGATATGGAGATACTGGTACGTTGGTATGTACCTATGCCGGAGGCGGCAGCGGCATGCTTCGTGTCTATTTAGGTTCAGAAGTTAGTGTCAACGCAAATTGTCAATATAAACCAGTATTTGTTGATCTACCACCGTACATGATGTGTACTGTAGAAGTTAGGTATAATACATCTGAAGTTGGAACTATTGCTTCTTCTGGACAGGTACTCTTTAGTAACATAATGACTGCCAGCGGCGGAACTGGTGCATACCATACTGGTGCAACAAATCTAGTACCTAACGGAGGCACCGTTGCTATTGGAAACGGGGCAACACCCGGCTCCGCAAGATTGCATGTAGTAGCAACAGCCGCAACAGGCATAGGTAGTGTCCCAGCTGGAACTACTGCAATAATGGATAGTAATACCAACAACTATCTATTGTTCCGCAATACAATAGACAATGGAACTTATTCCGGTATTGCGTTCCAAGACAACAACATTGGTGGTTATGTATTATTTGGAAATGCCGGCGGGGGCGGCGATCAATTATGGATTGGAGGGTACAGCGGCGGCAATTTACAAGCAGGTACTTCAGATACTATTGATCGTACAGCAAGAACCACAATGCTATCCTGGAACTCTAGTGGTGTCAACTTAAACGGTGCTATATCGTTTAACGGAACAAGTAATTATGGTTCAAGTGGGCAAATTTTACAAAGTAATGGCAATGCAGCACCTACCTGGGTTGGTCTTAATGCGGCAACTGTCGGTAATGCAACTACTGCTACTAACCTAGCAGGCGGTACTGCTGGACAAATTCCATACCAAACCGGGCCCGGCACAACTGGTTTTATGACCAATGCAAACTGGAGCAGTTCTAATAGTATATTGAGCGTCACTGGTACGGTACAGGCTACTGTGTTCTCTAGAACAGGAGCAGTTAATGCAAGTTCTTGGACTACAACCAGTCCAACTTTCAGTAGTGGTGCTAATGCGTTTAATGATACTTCGTCGGCAGCAAGTGCTACGGTATCTGCTAGAGTTGCTATAAGTTTCTTGGACCCCTCATTTACTGCTAATAACGCTGGTGTAGTAATTACTGATGCTGTAAACTTATATGTCAAAGCACCGGTTGCGGGAACAAATGTATCATTTACTAATAACTGGGGTATCTATAATCAAGGTAACAGTTTTGTTGGTGGAAGTGAAAAAGTTACAACATCTCTAGCAGTTGGTAGTTATGCAGTAACAGCTAATGCAGGAGACATTCTTGCCAGCGGCAATGGCATGTTTGGTTACAGCACTGCTCAATCTAGTGCAAGATTAAGTGTTAACGGTGCTGGATACTTTAATGGTACAGTAACAGCTACAACATTCTCTGGACCATTAGCCAACACATTGACTATCAGTTCACCATTAAGCGGTACAAGTTTCAACAATAGTTCAAATACAACAATTGCACTAGCTTCTGGTTATGGAGATACACAAAACCCATATGCTAGTAAAACAGCAAATTATTTCTTGGCTGCACCAAACGGTAGTGCAGGTGCTCCTACATTTCGTGCAATTGTAGCTGCTGATATTCCAACATTAAATCAAAATACTACCGGTCAGGCTGGAAGTGTTGTTAACTCACTAACAATTAACAACGGTGGAAGTGGATCTGCAAGTGGTGTAACATTTAACGGTTCGTCTGCTATTACAATTTCCTACAATACAGTGGGAGCTCCGAGCACATCGGGTGCTAATGCTAGTGGTACATGGAGTATTAATATCTCCGGCAACCTTACTGCTAGTGCTCCGCAGTTAGCAGCGGCCACAGAATCAAACTCTATTTACATTACAGCACCGGGCTATAACACCGATAAACCTGTTAAATTATTAAACTTTGATTGGTACGGTAATTTATTTTCAATAGGTAATATTAGAAGTGGCGCTACTCCGTCAAACGGGTTTGGTTTTTATTACACAGCATCCGGTGGTTCAATAACTGAACTTGCTAGATTTACAACTGCTGGCGCACTGAGCTTTGGATCAAGTGGATCGGCATATGGCTCTAGTGGTCAACTCCTGCAAAGCAATGGTAATGCGTCACCTACGTGGGTCAATACTTCTGGAATAACAGCTGGCAATTCAATTAATGCAATTAATATATATCAATCTACTGACCCAAGTGCCGGTACTTATCGACTATTGTTAGGTAACGGTACAAATGCCTATGCCACAGTTTATAATAAATCTGCTCTATATTGGAATGACACTGGCTCTATTATTCAAGGAGCAAACATCAGCGGAAACTCAGCAACAGTTGGTGGATTTACTCCTTCACAAACTGGCGGCACCGCTAACCGTGTTGTGGTAGCAGATGCCAACGGTTACATTGCTAACAATTATTTTTATACTAGCGGTGGTGGAAGTGAACGAAACGCATCTGGTATAGGATATTTTGCAGGATTTAATAGCAGTGACTATTACATAAGAAGTTATACGGCCGCCGCCGTATTATCAGCAATTAGTGCATTACCACTAGCTGGCGGTACAATGACTGGCCTAATAGTAGGCAAAACTAATACCGGCGGTAGCTATGTTGGATCTAACGATAGTGGTTCGATGAGCGTTCGCGGAGACGGTAGCAACGGTGCAATAATGTCATTTCATCGTCCCGGTATATATGCTATTAACATGGGTCTTGATACAGATAACATTTTCAAAATTGGAGGCTGGAGTGCAGGTTCTACCTATGTAGGTGTTTCCGGTGGACAATTATTCGCAACTAGTGAAATTATAGCATACTACTCCGACGGTAGACTTAAAACTAATTTAGGAAATATCACAGGTGCATTAGACGCGGTAACTAAACTAAATGGATTTAGGTATACTAACAACGAGCTGGCAAAAACTTTTGGCTACACTGATGAAAAAGTTCAACTAGGTGTCGACGCACAAGAAATAGAAGCGTTATTTCCAGAAATTGTTACAATAGCGCCATTTGACATAACAACAGATCCAGAAACTGGTAAAACTATTTCAAAATCTGGAGAAAATTATAAAACTGTTCGTTATGAAAAATTAGTTCCGGTGCTAATTGAAGCAATCAAAGAGCAACAACAGCAGATTGCCCAGCTTACAGAGATGGTCAACAAGTTGATCAATAAATAATCAGCCACTAAGGGAATAACCAGTGTCAGTTTTACCAGCAACAGGATCGGCAATTAAAATGGGAGGCGTTAACCAGGCATATACTAACGTAGCCCCCACAGCCGGTGCAAATATTAACCTCAGTGCTACATTGGGTGCTAATTATGGCGGTAAAGCGGCAGGATCTCAAATTAGTCTTTCTAGTACGTTTGGTGGCAAAACAGCACCGTATACATACTCATGACAAACTTAAAACTAAACATAGATCACATTTTATCACAATCACAAGTTGGGTTATCAAGATGGGAACTTGATAATATTGTTTGGAACGATCGAACATCGAATCCTAAAACTTTATTAAATTTTTTATCTAGAATTAATTATTTGCAAGAGCAAAAAGATCTAGATTCTAATCAAGAAAAAGAATTAGATATATTAATTGATTTGGCCAATGATTTAGATGAAGCCGAATGTATAGAATTGTTATCCGACGATGACGAACTTGCACAACAACGTTTTATAGAAAATCTAGCTCGACAAAGTGCCATCGAAGTTTTAACTAACGAAAGAGTTAGTTTTGAAACTATGAACATTACCTGCAAGTTAAGTCCGAATGATTTTATACTATGTGCCAAACGCACACAAGATCTAATTAATGCTATTCATGAGCTAGTAATACAGGGAGAAACGCTCAGCAACGATGTGGCGGGCGCATGACAAAAAGTGTATTTGCCTCCTCTAAATGGAGTCTTAAAAAAAGTAAATTAGCAGTTTTAGTTCCGTGCCGTGATATGTTACACAGCGCATTTAGTAAATGTCTAATTGAACTTGTTAAACTTAATACAATGAACAACATTGATACACATGTTGTTTATGATGCAAGTACAGTATTACTAACACAACGTGAACGATTAGCATTGGAAGCGCAGAACATTGGCGCAGAATACATGCTATGGCTAGATAGCGATATGGTATTCCCTGCTACCACTGCTATGCGACTAATGGCACATAACGAAGATGTTGTGGCTGCAAATTATATTCGCAGACAATTACCTGCAAAAGGTGTTGCCTATGAGAAAATTGGTGATTGGCAGAATCCACTAGCGTTTGAACCACAAGATAATCTTGTTCCTGTAGAGGGCATTGGTATGGGATGTATGTTAATGAAAACTAGTATACTACAAGAAATAGAACAACCGTGGTTTGAATTTAAATGGGCTCCGGAAAGCAATGACCATTTGGGAGAAGATATGATTTTTTGTCAAAAAATGGCTAATAAAGGACATGCCGTTAAAGTTGATACAGTGTTAAGTATGGAATTAAGACACCTAGGGACCTGGGCGTTTGGTCCCAATCTATTAAAGTAATTCTAATAGTATTTCTAATTTAGCCTTAATGCTTTTGTTATTAAGGCTATTTTTTACACCCTGATGTAACGGTTTTGGCCATCCATCATAACTACACCACGCATAGCCACTGTGTTCTTCATTTAGTACAGGAATAAATTCTTTGTCAACAAGTAGAACATACGTATTGTATTGAAAATTTTGATCGTTGCTTGTGAATAGTTCTAATGGAACTATTTTTTTTATTTGAGGTGTTTTGCCTACTTCTTCTGTTATTTCTCGTTTTAATGCATCAACGGCAGTAGGGTCTGTAGGCTCTTTTTTTCCGCCTACTAGTCCCCAAGTTCCGGCAGTTTTGCCCTGTGTTCTTAACAAAAATAGGAATCTTTGCGTGTCTTTTGCAAGAAAAAGACCACCACTACATATGATTTGATTTAGAGAATTAGACGCCATGCACCATTACTATAGATACCTTCGAAACTCTTACTCCAGGATGATCCATCCCATTTGTATTGTACGCCGGTATATGCATTAGTTATATAGGTGATTTCTTTAGTAGTGGATGAATTGAATACTACTACCCAACTAGTGCCGTGCCATTCAATAATATCGTTTCCGTTAGCAATAAATCCGTCACCGTTATCTTGCAACCATGCAACAGGACCGTCAATAGGATCACTAGAAATGTCATTTAAAATTAAGTATCTAGTGCCTGCAACTTTATTAGTAGGATTATAAGTTTCAGGATTAATGATAGCGTCAACTGATCCCCAACTATTATTGTTTCTTGCTGGTCCTTCGATGACAGTATTTGTAGGAATAGTATCCTGATCAAATGATAACATCATCTTAAATTCGTCTAATGGATCTAAACTTATACGTGCAACAATTTCATTACCGTCGGGTTTAGCTAATCTTATCTGACTTAATCCTGCTCGAAACTGTCCTGGATATAAATTTAACAAAGTAACCCACGAACTCTTTACTCCGGCTGCTGAAAGATTTGCGGCAACACCTGAACCATTATTGCTTAATAAACTTGCAACATTATCCAATACCAGCAGATCAAAATTACCAGGTGTAACAATGACTGATTGTTGCTCGTTACCTAAAGATTCTAATACAGCATTTGGGTTAGAAAAATCGTTTGCAATAGTTCCTTGTGTTGTGGAAAACACACTAGCAATAATTTTAGTAATAATACCTAACTTCTTAACCTTAACAGGCGGAGTAATCCACACATGAGTCTCAAATGTCATGCTTAATACATCTATATCTTGCTCAAGGCCTTGCGGAACACTGCGACTACTCCATATATGACTCTTCAGGGTAATAACACTAATACTAGTCCAGTCAATGTAGTTGTCTGTTGTTTGTAATTCTAAACTAGGATTAAACAATACGGCTAATTGTTCCCATATTTGTAATTTTTGATCGGTGTTGGTAGTCCATATGTCTGCATTAAATGTAGCAAGATAAGGAGACGGCATCATACGTTCTACGGTATAATTTGCACCTTGTTGATTAATTACATATTGACCAGTCACTGGATCAAGTGCTTGTTCTCTAATTTGCACCTTACTGATAAATGTAGGATCTTGCATCCTTGATTGATCAAACTGCATGTCTTTAATGTAGCAGGAAATAAATGGTGCAGACGGTATAGTATTTTCACTGTTCTTCTTTAACAGAGCTCCTACTTGCCTACTCATATCACCATAGCGAACAGGAATACGAGTCAAATTTCCCTTGACATCTTTGTAACTAAAGTTACTCATAATGCGTATGAACTGCGTTATATAACGTTTGGTTTGACCATCGTAAAAAAAATCTGACATATTATGCGTCCGCTTGAGGTTTTAATGCTTTACTTAACGCCTGTTTTTCTTGAACAACTTTACCAGCAATTGTAGCTGTGTTATTGTTATTGATAAAACTGGACTTTTCTGTCTGCTTGATAGCTTGTCCTGCAAATGTGCCCGTAGAAACATCTTGTATTCCAAAGTTGTTTATAGTCATTCTAACATTGTCTTCAAACTTGATCCAGTGTCTACCGTCAAATCTAAATAGCCTATTAGGCAAATAATCTGTTCGTAGATAAAATTGACCGATAATAGGATTATTAGGGAACGAAATACCAAATCCATACGGCACACCATTTGGAGCAACTCCGTCGCCGGTTAAGTAACCAACATATAAATCATTGTTAGGAGTTTGCAATACTGCACTAGCATCTAGCATAGCTTGTTGAACACTGGCATCTGTATTTGCAATACTGGCATCTGCAACATTGACTAACCCTGTTGAAGTTGTAGTAGGTATGATGAACAATTTACTAGCATCAAAACCGCTTTTAGGAACATCTGTTTCTGCCTGTGCAATGATTTGATTGTTAATCTCAATACTTCTTTGATAAGTGCTCAATAAATCTCGTAATGTGCTACCATCACCCGCTCCTGCATCACTGTCTAGTATTTCTTTAAATTCTTGACTATCAACTAGCGGAACACATTTAGCACGTAGTAAGTGCGGATACCATGTTTGACTGTAACCTGCGGCAGGGCGACTAACATCCTGTACTACATAAAATCTCTTTAATGCTACTAGACTATCGTCTAGGGCATATTCATCTTTCTGATGCGGCAACTCAATAACATCACCAGGCATGATTTTGCGCAACAATGTATCAACAGTGTTGCGCAAGTGGAACATAATGAAGATATTGTCGTTTTGTAAGAATAGACCAAATTGACTCAAGTTAAAATCTAAATCTTGCATGGTGTAAATTCCACGCATAATATAGATGTCTGGATCATAGTGACGATCACGGTTTTCCATGAATATCAAATCCTGTATCCCTAGTTCTGGAATAGGATTGTTATTATTCGGAACACCCGGGGTGCTCTCACCTGCCAGCGGATCTACCGGGCCCATGTATTTGTGAACATAGACATCAGTGCCGCCAACTTGAAATTCTTCGTTGATCACACGATCTAAAAACTTAAAATCGGCGCCTTTATTTGGCTTATATAAACTTAGTCTTGGCATAGTCTTATATTTAGCGTACCATAAACTGATAAATATTTGTATGACCGATACTGAAAACGAACGACAAAAAGTTATTGAATATGTGCAGACCATGCTGGGATCAGGTATGGTGGACGTAGAATTAGATCCTATTCACTACAATACGGCAATAGATCGCGCCCTAAACAAATTCCGTCAACGAAGTTCAAACTCCGTAGAAGAAAGTTTTGGATTTATTACTCTGCAAGTAGATCAAAATGATTACATATTGCCCAAAGAAGTAATGAATGTTCGTCAACTATTCCGTCGTAGTATCGGTAGTAGAAGTGGCGGTGGAAATGGGGGAACATTGTTTGAACCCTTCAATTTGGCCTATTCTAATACCTATTTGCTGACAAGTTCTAATATGGGCGGTTTAGCAACCTATTATGCCTTTGCCAGCTATCAGAAACTAGTGGGTAAAATGTTCGGTAGTGATGTTAATTTTACATTTAATAAAACTACAAAATTATTGACCATAATGCAACGTCCTCGTAGTGAGGAAGAACTGCTAGTCTGGATGTATAACTATCGTCCTGATTTTAATCTACTACAAGATCCTGCCGCAAGTCAATGGTTAAGAGACTATAGTTTGGCTGGTTGCAAATTAATGTTAGGTGAGGCACGTGAGAAGTTTAGCAGCATTGCCAGTCCACAAGGCAGCACCACACTTAACGGAACTGCCTTAAAAGCTGAAGGCAAAGCTGAAATGGAAATGCTAGAGCAGGACCTAATCAATTACAAAGAAGGTGGAGAGCCACTAACTTTTGTCATTGGCTAATTCAGTTATTGACACTGTAATCTACACGTAATATAATTATAAGCATCACGCTTGGAGATGCTATGATTGTAGGGTTTGTTGGATTCATCGGTAGCGGCAAAGACACCGCCGCAGATTACTTGGTTAATTTTCATGGATTTAGGCGAGACAGTTTTGCCAACACACTCAAAGATGCTGTCGCAAACGTATTTGGTTGGGACCGCACACTACTAGAAGGTCGCACAGCAGAAGCTCGCGAATGGCGAGAGCAAGTTGATGAATGGTGGGCACAGCGTCTTAACATGCCCACACTAACTCCACGCTGGGTACTACAATATTGGGGTACAGAAGTATGCCGCAAAGGCTTCCATGATGATATTTGGATTGCATCGGTAGAAAACAAGATGCGCAAAACAGGCGACAATATTGTTATCAGTGATGTCCGCTTTCCTAATGAGATACAATCTATTCACAATGCAGGCGGCATTGTGGTCCGTATCAAACGTGGCGATGATCCCGAATGGTATGATGCTGCTGAAAGTGTGAATAAAGGTCCGGACGGTAATGCTTCTTGGTCGTTGAGTAAGAACAAATTAGAACAACTTAAAATTCACGCTAGCGAAACAGCATGGGTAGGTGGTGATATTGATCACGTTGTGTTTAATGATACTACTATCGACGAGTTATATTCACAGATAGAAAGTTTACTGCCTAGAAAAGACCTCCCATTTAGCACAAAGATTGCACTAGATTTACTCGGTTAAAAATCAGGAGTAAGATCTCCCTGCTTCCAGGGTAGTTTAAGTTTATGCAATATGCGTTGACAGTTAGCGCATACCGTTTTTAAATTAGTAAATCTACAATTTGCAGGATCTCCGTCTATATTGAAGACATTAAATTGATCGGGATACTTACTGTTAAATCCACATTTATCACAAGTAGTTTTTTTCTTATAGCCTGCTAGTTCCCATAATGGCTTACCTTCTCTCCTCCCTCTAGCACAGTGATCGCATTTTGACCTATAGAAAGGCTTACCTTCTTTGTAGTAATTAACAGCAACTGGTCTTTGACCACACGTTCTACATAAATTTCTCATACCCCGCCCTTTTAGTGCCCTTTTTCAAGTGTATTTAACCAGGCATTTTTCTCCGGACCTGCTAAATAATAGCAGTAATCCATTAAGGAGATTGAAAATGGCCACATTAGGTTCACCAGGCGTAAGCGTATCAGTTATTGACGAGAGTTTCTATACTCCATCAGCACCTGGCACAACACCAATTATTTTTGTTGCTACTGCACAAGACAAAAGCAACGCTTCTGCAACAGGTACCGCACAAGGTACAACTGCTGCCAATGCAGGTAAAGTTTATGTTATTACAAGTCAACGTGATTTGACTGATACTTTTGGTACTCCGCATTTCTATACAGATGCAAGCGGCAATCCAATACACGGTAACGAATTAAATGAATACGGGTTACAAGCCGCGTATAGCTCACTAGGTGTAAGTTCTAGGGCATATGTTGTTCGTGCTGATGTTGATTTAGGTCAATTAATACCTAGCACAAGTATTCCAACTGGTACTCCAGTTGCAGGAACATACTGGATTGATAGTGATTCTAGTCTATATGGTATTAAAGAATTTGATGCAAGTGGTCCTGTAGGAAAATTTGTTACAAAGACTCCCTTGATCATTGATAACGACAATATTAATGATCCTTTGGTATGGAATACTAATACTTCAAAACCTGCAGATTCATTCGGACAGCGTGGCGATTATGCAATGGTTGTTATTAGCCAAAATACAAATGCATTATTTTATAAAACAGCAAGTGGATCACCTGCTTGGACTTATGTATATGGCGGGTTCGATAGTGGTAAAAAGGTACAATTAAGCCCTCATACAGATTATCCAACATGGGCCACTGGCACAGCTCCAACAGGTAGTGTTTGGGTTCAAACAACTACCCCAGGTGCTGGCGCAAATTGGCTTGTAAAATATTACAATGGTAGTACTAAATCTTGGACTACAATAAATGCCTCAATATATAACAGCGCACGTCAGGCTTTAGAAAAACTTGACTACACAGGTGGCGGCAAAAATATTCCCGTAGGAACAGTGTTTATCGAGTCTGATTATAATCATTATGGGTTAGCAGATCCAACTGCTGCCCGTGCAACTTTTAAAGTTTGGAGACGTAATGCTACAAGTCCTACTACTATTGTAAGTGGTTCAAGTATTGTTAAATCCGGTAATAACAGCCGATTTACAATTAGAGAAACATTAGCTAGTAGTGGTGCATGGGGCGCAACAAAAACTGTTGAAGTTCTTGCAAGCAATAGTGTAACTGTAGGAGCACAAATTCCTGCAGCATTAAGTGCAGCCGGATTAGTGAACGTTACTGCAACTTATGATGCAGCTACAAACAAGGTTACATTTACTCATGCATTCGGTGGAGATTTTGAATTATCCGATGGACTTAATACTCCGTTGGCTACTATTGGCCTAACAGCTTATGACATGACTACAAAGTTAGGTACTGTCAACTTGTATACTGCTCCTACTCAAGACGGTTTTACATTTATTGCTACAAACTGGAAACCTTTAGTTTATGAAGCCAAGAAAAATACTCCTACAGTAAATCCGGACAACGGACGTTTATGGTATGATTCTGCTGTCGGTGAAGTTGATATTATGATCCATGATGGTACAAAGTGGGTAGGTTATCAAAATTATGGTGGTTATTCCAATACTAACCCTACTGGTCCTATTATTAGCGCAACTCAACCTACTACACAAACTGACGGTAGTGATTTAGTTGACGGTGATATTTGGATTTCTACTGCTGATACAGAAATGTACGGAAAGAACATTTATGTATACGACGGTATTTCTACATTAAAGTGGGTATTGCAAGATACTACTGATCAACATACTCCAACCGGTTGGGTTTTTGCTGATGCACGTTGGTCTGATAACGGTGTAGACGGTCCTAACTATATTACATCTATTACTGATTTGTTAATCAGCGATTATGTTGATCCGGACTGTGTAGATCCAGCATTATATCCAAAAGGTATAAAGTTATGGAATCTACGCCGCAGTGGATATAATGTCAAGAAGTTTGTAAAAGGACATTTGAATTTAGAAGCTAATCTAGGTAAAAACACTAGATATCAAAATGACTACATGATTGATCCGGCTACTGGTCGTTCAATCTATAATGCAGATCGTTGGGTGTCTGTAAGTCCTAACAATGCAAATGGTTCAGGTACATTTGGTCGTCATGCACAACGCGGATATGTTGTATCTAAATTAAAAGCATTAATCAATACTAATGCTGCTATCCGTGATTCAGATACATTGGTATTCAACTTGATTGCTACTCCTGGTTATCCAGAAGCTATTGCTGAAATGGTTGCATTTAACATTGATCGTGGTCAAACTGCTTTTGTTGTCGGTGACACTCCTATGCGTTTAGAACCAACTGCAACTACATTGCAGGCATGGGGTAGTAACACAGCGGCATTAGATAATGGTGATGCTGGTGCAGTTACATACGACGAATATTTAGGTTTGTTCTACCCAAGTGGTTATACAACTGACAATAGTGGTAATCATATTGTTGTTCCTCCAAGCCACATGATGTTACGTACAATTATTAATAGTGATGCCAAGAGCTACCAATGGTTTGCTCCAGCTGGTACACGTCGCGGTGGTGTCGACAACGCAACTAATGTAGGTTACATTACAGAAGAAGGTGAGTTCAAAGCTGCTGCATTGTATGAAGGTCTACGCAACGTATTACATGATGTTAAAATTAACCCAATCGCAACCCTGCCGGGTGTAGGTATTGCTAACTTTGGTCAATATACCCGTGCTAAAAACGCTAGTTCATTAGATCGTATTAACGTAGTTCGTTTACTTGCCTACTTACGTAGACAGTTGACTATTCTATCTAAACCGTATCTATTTGAACCAAATGATCAACAGACACGCCGTGAAATTAAAGCAGCCGCAGAAAGCCTACTGCTAGAGTTGGTAGGACAACGTGCTCTTTATGACTTTGTAGTTGTATGCGATTCTACAAATAACACACCTGCTAGAATTGACCGTTCTGAGCTATACATGGATATCGCTATCGAACCTGTTAAGGCAGTTGAGTTTATCTACATTCCGTTACGTATTAAAAATACTGGCGCAATTGCAGCTGGACTATAATAGGTAAATACAAAGAATAAGGAGCATTTATAAAATGACAATTTCCGCAAGTTTAAAGAATTTTGGAGTACCTTTGTCGACTGATCAAAGTTCGGCAAACCAGGGCCTTCTAATGCCCAAGCTAAAATACCGTTTCCGTGTCACACTAGACGGATTTGGTGTTGCAAGCTCACCAAGTACAGAATTGACCAAACAGGTTATGAACGTAACCCGTCCAGAAGTAACATTCGAGGAAATTAAGTTACCTGTATATAACAGCACAATCAAGCTGGCAGGTAAACATAGTTTTGCAGATGCTAAACTAACTGTGCGTGACGATGTATCTAACACAGTGAGCAAAAAAGTTGGCGAACAACTACAGAAGCAATTTGACTTCTATGAGCAAAGTGGTGCAGCATCCGGTATCGATTATAAGTTTACAATGAGAATTGAAATTTTAGACGGTGGTAACGGTGCTTATACTCCCGCAGTATTAGAAGCATTTGAGTTGTATGGTTGTTTCCTAAAAGTTGCAACTTATCAAGGTGGCGACTATAACTCCTCAACTGATCCGTTAGATATTGCAATGACCATCACTTATGATAACGCTGTACAACTTGATGCAGCAGGTGCATTGAGTGGACTAGGTGCATCGGTTGGTCGTACAATCCGTACACTAGCTACTGGCGCAGCTTAATACTGTCAAGTAGTAAAATAAGCCGGGTTTACCCCCGGCTTTTTCTTTGACTAAATATTACTATGAGTAATGCTTTTACAAATTTCTTAAGTGGCATGAGTGACGGAATCTTCGGCAATTCTGGCAACTTAAAGGATTATCAACACGCAAATAGATTATATGTAAGAAATACATATGCTAGAGCACCAAAAGTTGGTTTCTTATATTTTGTTTCTTTTAACATAAATCGAAATGCTGTAACAGATCCTGTATGGGCTGGAAGAGATATGTCCTCTGTGGGATTACTTGTTAAAAAATTAGATCTTCCAAAATTCACTATTGGAACAGAAGTAGTAAATCAATATAATAGAAAAACTGTTGTTCAAACTAAATTATCCTATAGTCCTATTAGCATAGACTTTCACGATGACAATAGTGATATTACCAACAACTTATGGAAAAATTATTACAAATATTATTTTGCAGATAGCAATTACGGTGCAAGTAATAAACAAACACCTGTGGAATTTGGAGATACAAAATACGGGATTAAAAATAATGCATACGGTTTAAACAACGGACAAACAACGCCGTTTTTTACATCGATTGATATCTATGTAATGCATCAACAAAAATTCACACAAATTACGTTGATCAATCCTATAGTTACAGAATGGGCGCATGACAGTTTAGATCAAAATGACGGTGCTAAAATTTTATCTAACAAAATGTCAGTAGCATACGAAGATGTTATTTACAATGGTGGCAAAATAAAAGGTTCCGCTGAAGCATCAGCATTTACCGCAGTTTATTATGATAAATCCCCTAGTCCGTTGAGTGTTGGCGGCAACGGTACAAATTCATTATTTGGTGCAGGTGGAGTTATAGCAGGAGTTGATTCGGTATTTGGCCAATTAGATTCTGGAAACTTTTTAGGAGCGGCCATAACGGCGGCGACTACACTTAAAAATGCAAAAAATATAAATTTAAAACAAGAAGGTTACAGTATTGTTAGTGGCGTACTTGGTAATATTCAAGCAACAGGAAATCAACCTGGTGGAATAACAGGAGCATTAGGATCTAGCCTAGCACAAAGTTCAATTGGGCAATCTGGAAACTTTGGTATTAATTTATTTTCGGGTCTAAATTACAGTGTTAATGGTACAACACTAGCACAACCATCTAAATTAACAGGCAAATAAAATGACAAATCTTTATAGCAATTTACCTGCAACAAAATCAACAGCAGATGCCACAGTACAGGCATTTGACAACTATTATGCACAACCTTTAGAATTAAATGCGTCAACACTAGTAGCAATGACTGGATTTTTTACCAGCAGAGGGTTTAATAATGTATCAGCAGAATCTGTTGCAGTTATTATCATGAAGCAGGCTAAAAAAGACGGATATAATCCTATGCAAATTTTAGATACATTAAAAGGTATTGATAACGTAGAAATATCAGCACTAGTATCTGAGATTTTAAACTACAATAGAGTAAAGACTAGCTTCTTGGGATATGCTCGAGAATTCACTCCCCACTTTGAAGTAAAACGTACGGTCATAGCATGAGCTTAAAGTTCAGTCAAGGTGTTTACAAAGTAAAAAACCCTGAAAAATTTGTAGGAGGTCGTACCCCTACATACAGGTCAAGTTGGGAATACACTTTTATGACATTCTGCGATAACAACCCCAGCATCCAACAATGGGCCAGCGAGTGCGTTAAGATCCCATATCGTGATCCACTAACAGGAAAACAGACAATTTATGTTCCCGATTTCTTAATCACCTACGTTGATAAGAACATGAGTAAGCATGTTGAGCTAATCGAAATCAAACCAGCTAACCAAATGTTAAAAGAAAAAGTTGGTAAAAATCCCTACAATCAAGCCCAGTATGTTAAAAATATGGCCAAGTGGGCAGCGGCCAGCAATTGGTGCAAACAACAGGGTATACGTTTTAGAATCATGAATGAGACTGATATTTACAGCGGCGGCTCCAAAAGAAAATAAGTAATATTATGACCAAACGTTTAGAAGAAGTTTTAAATATCGCCCCCGATAAGTCGGATTATATCGCTCCGGAGCCTACTCCCACAGAAACTATACCAATTAGTTTAGAAGATAGGTTAGAAGAATTTGACAAGATTGCCGCAGCATTACCCCGTGTAAAAGGCCTCGGTGACATTAGTGATGCTGAATTAGACGGGCTTGCTAGTAAAGCAGAACAAGCATACGACGATCTAATGGACTTGGGTATGAACGTTGACCCACGTTATGGTTCGCGTATGTTTGAAATTGCGGCACAGATGATGAATGCAGCCATTACAGCCAAGACCAACAAGATTGATAAGAAGCTAAAAATGGTCGATCTACAGTTAAAGAAGTTGGCCATTGACAAGAAAAACGGTAACGACACAGGTGCAGAAACCGTAGAGGGACAGGGATATATTATAACAGATCGTAATAGCATCCTGGAAAAACTAAAGAATCTGAATAAATAAATACACTATGACCAAGACATTCAAAGAATACCTCTCCGAATCTTCAAAGAAGTATGACTTCCGTGTTAAAGTAGCCGGTGACTTCACAACAGAGCAAGAAGCAGCAATGAAAACATTGTTAGACAGATATGCAATGAGTGGATTCAAAAGGTCTGCTAAAACTCCGATTCAAGCACTTCCTTTAGATTTTCCACAAGTTAAGAATTGCGAAGTTAGTATCTATGAAGTTACATTAGATTACCCAACTACACAGCAAGAACTTACAGAATACCTAGCAACAGAACTAGGTGTTAGCAAACAGAATTTAGTTGTTCGTCGCCCGGGCGAACCAAGTGAAGAATATCAAACTCCTGTTGTTGAGCGCGAAGGAGCTTTGTTAAATGATCCCGATTACAAAGAAGCAGGCAATCCTCAATTTGAAGATTACTACGGAGACAAATACAATACTGGATTTGTTAAAGAATTAAACGACATTTTAAAGTTACAACGTAAAGCCCGCGGAGAAGAAATCCCAACAGAGGGTGCTGCAAAATATAGCACCGATACGCCATCAGATACACAAGGTGGTGTATTAAAATTGGCAGAAGACCCAAGGAAATAATCATGATGAAAATGATCGACGTAATGAAACGCCTAGCTGAGCTAGATGCAAAAAACCCTAACATGGTTAGAGAAGGTGCAGACCTAGCAGAATGCGGCCCAATGGGCATGATGGACGGCATGGGCGGCGCTCCAAACACTCCTGCCAGTATCAATATGACTGCTGCTAGCGGTGAAGAATTGAGCGGTATGCTAAAAGACATTATGTCTCTAGCAGGTTTGAACAAAGTAGAACCAGAGCACTTGGGCATGGAACCTGAACCAACAGTAATGACTGCTGAACCAGTTACAGCCGTTGGACCTGCTGCTACTGACAGCGACATGATGCGTTCTGTAATCGACAAATTGAATCCAGAATTAGACGGCGGTGATGAAGAAGGCGGCAACGATCAAGGTGGTATGTTTGGTAGCGATGATGACGGTGTTAGCAAAGCACACGGTGATATCGACGGCGACGGCGATCACGACATGGACGACCACGATGCAGAGAAAGATGATGAGCCAGAAGACGAAAGTCAATACGACAACAGTCCTGCTGATCCTACAAAACCTCCAGCATTTGGTTCCAACAATTTTGCCAAACAAGATAACCCACAAGGTGGCGGCAACGATGAAGAAGGTAAGAAGCGTATCGGAACACAGCCTACAGCTACATTTGAAAACTTGATGAAAGAATACAAAAAGTTCATTGGTGAATCTTCTGAAGAAGAAATGGACGAAGCTGCTGAAGACGACGAAGAAATGGAAGAAGGTGCAGATATGGACAAAGTTCCTGCATTTATTCGCAAGCAAAAAGAAAAGAGCCAAGACACTGCTCAAAAGGCAACTGATGACCGTAATAAATCGTCTGGTGCTAAAGTTTGGTCCAGCAACAGAACTAACGAAGAATTTGATTCTATGTTAAAACTAGCTGGTTTGACAAAGTAATACATTAGGATGTAATCCAAATAGCCTCTTCGGAGGCTATTTTTTTCAGTAAATAAGATTATGGCCACAAGAAGTTTAGACGGTAATTTAGTTAAAAAAGCAAACGCTACACAGCGTTGGACTGACGAAGATGTTGAGCACATGCTCAAATGCAGTGATATGATCAGCGGTCCAGAATACTTTTTAGACAACTTTTTCTTTATTCAACACCCCACAAAAGGTAAGATACAATACAAACCATTTGTATACCAAAAGCGGTTATTGGATAGCTATCACGGACACCGTTTCAGTGTAAATATGCTTGGGCGCCAGATGGGAAAGACCACAACAGCCGTAGGCTATTTACTATGGTACGCAATGTTTGTACCTGATAGTACAATTCTTATCTCGGCGCACAAATACACAGGTGCTCAAGAAATTATGCAACGTCTGCGTTATGCATACGAAACATGTCCCGACTTTATTCGTGCTGGTGTTACAAGTTACAACAAACAAAGTTTAGAATTTGACAACGGATCACGCATTGTTGCACAGACAACAACTGAAACAACAGGTCGTGGTATGTCTGTATCTTTGCTGTACTGCGACGAGTTTGCCTATGTTGAACCAAACATTGCCGTAGAGTTTTGGACATCCATTTCGCCTACACTAGCAACTGGTGGTAAGGCAATTATTACATCAACTCCTAACAGTGATGAAGACCAGTTTGCACAAATATGGAACGAGGCTAACAAGAGATTTGACGAACACGGCAATGCTCAAGAACTAGGCCGTAACGGATTCTATCCTTGTATTGCCATTTGGTCAGAGCACCCAGACCGTGATGAAAAGTGGAAAAACGAAGAAGTATCTCGTGTGGGATATGAACGATTCCAGCGAGAACACGAATGTGAATTCTTGATCTTTGACGAAACATTGATCAACAGTATTAGCCTTTCTGATATGGAAGGGCGTGAGCCCACTATGAAGATGGGACAGGCCAGGTGGTATAAGAGAATCAATCCCAACAGTATGTATCTTGTGGCATTAGATCCTAGTTTAGGCACAGGTGGTGACTACGCTGCTATTGAAATATTAGAATTACCTAGCATGGATCAAGTGTGCGAATGGCATCACAACATGACCCCAGTGCAGGCACAGGCCCGTATTTTGCGAGACTTGTTGAAACACATTGACGACAAATGTCAGGCAGCGGGTGTTGCCCCTAACATCTATTACAGCGTGGAAAATAATACTCTAGGCGAAGCTGCACTGGTAGCTATCAACGAATTAGGTGAAGAAACATTCCCAGGATTGTTCTTAAGTGAGCCAATTAAGAAAGGTCATGTACGTCGGTTCCGCAAGGGATTTAACACTACACACGCCGCAAAAATATCAGCTTGTGCTAAACTTAAACAGCTAATTGAAACAAAACAGATCAAAGTTAACAGTAAAGTTTTAGTTAGCGAGTTGAAAACATTTGTAGCACAGGGTATTACTTTCAAAGCCAAAGTAGGCCAGCACGACGATTTAGTAGCTGCATTATTATTAGTTATACGCATGGTCATGCTATTGCAAGACTGGGATCCTGCAATTTACGACAAGATGCGAGATCATACGGGAATGGATGATCACGACTTACCCATGCCCATATACATTAGTTCGTACTAAATATAAGAATATGAACGCTATCCAAATTATTTCCCAAGATTTATTCGACAAGGTTCGTAGCCGTTTCAGCAATTTAGAAATGGGCGACGAAGCCGGTGCAGTCACTATTGACCCTGCAGATGCACGATTCTTTGACTTTGACTTCGTAATGGAAGGCACTGATCTAGGCCGTGTTAGTATTAGTTTAAATGATTTGGGCAGTTTAAAGATTTACTACAGCCAGGGTATTACAGAAAATCAAGACGATGTGGCCAAGAAGATGTGGTATAGTTTCCTAAAGGAAATGCGCTACTTTGCAATGCGTAGACTATTAAGATTTGATACGCGCGACATCGCAAAGACAAATCTAGACAAAAACGATTTTCAACATTTGGCCGCTACACAGGGCCCCAAGGAAGAACCTACTATGAACATGAACGAATCACGCTGGAACCACAAGAGTACAAAGAAAACCAGTAGAGCAGTTAAAGGCAGCACAGAAGTTATTGTTCGCCACGCTAAACCGGTAGATGAAACATTTGCTGGAAGCCGCAGTCAGAAGAACAATATCAAGGCAATTTTTATTCAGAACAGAGACGGTGAACGGTTTAAGTATCCATTTATTCACCCAGCAGGCGCATTTGCTATGGCACAACACGTAGATCACGGTGGTGCCCCACATGATCAAGCAGGCAAAGCAATTATTAAAATGAGCGAAAACATAGCTCAACTACAAGAATTCCAACGTAAAATTCAACGGACTAGCCTACATGATGACGCCACAGGCATTACAGAAAGGGCCGTAGGCCGACTACAAGAACTTAAAGCACAAATTGAAGCACTAGGTAAGCGTCATCATTACGAAGCATGGGCAGAAGGTCTAGGAGCACAAGCCCCAATGGACGACGACATCATGGAACTTGATGCTGTCACTATGGAAGAATACAAACAGAAATTTACACAATCTACATTCCAAGAAGAACTAGCAGGTTTCTTTCCCTTACTACACAGCATCATGAGAGAGACCAACAAAGTTGATCTTGAATCATATGTTAGTGAAGAAACTGACATCTGCCCAGACTGCAAAGAAGACCCTTGCGCCTGCGATTCTCCTGTTAAAGAAAGCGCATTTGACGCATTTGAAAACTGGGCAGAGGCAACTGAACAAGGCAAACTTGCAGACGATCAAATTGCAGCATTAAAGCAGGCATTATTAGAATTACCAGAAGGTCAATTAAATCTAGATACAGCGTATAGTTTCTTCAGTGAATTTGGTTTAGACGATGACAATTTGGAAAATAAATTTCAACAGGCAAAAGAGTTGGACAGCACAACTGATCCCATCGAAGTATTCCAACTATGGGCAAATGAAAATTATCCAGAACTATTGGTAGCATTAGGTATGAGTAATACACAAGCACCTGCAGGACAACCTACAGTGGAAGCCGTAGAAGATAGAACAAGCTATCAAGTTGCACAATTTCTATTCAGCCACGGCATCACTTACGATCCAGCAAAAGAAGGCGAACTAGTAAAAGCAATCGGCATGGCATTGGTAAAAGAATTAAACATGAGTCCTAACCAAGCTCGTTCATTAATTAGCAGTGAAGACTTCCTTGGCGACACTATGAGCGAACTACAGCACATGGGACAAAATGAAAATACAGATATGGTTCCTCCTCCAGGTGCAATGGGCGAAGACAAAGGATCTATGATCAAAGAAGTTGCTAAAATTGTTGGCAGTTTCTACAACAGAGACAATCCTACAGTTGGTCCATTCCGCGGCGAAGAAGGCATCGCATTAGATGTTAAGAAACAAATTGCAGAAAAATTTGGAGAAGAAGCAGGCGAACAGGCACACCAAATGGCAGAGGCATTTATTCAAAAGCTAACACAAGAATGGCAACAGAAACACGGTCAAGTGGCCAACGGACAAGCATCAGCTAGTCACGGTGATGATGGCTTGGCAAGACTAAAAGAACTAGTGGGCAATATCAAAACTAAAGTAGAAGGCATTGGTGATCAAGGCCCAGTTGATAAAAATATTATGCCAGCTGAACAAAAATCTCCAGAAATGGAAAGCATTTTGAAGCTAGCAGGATTGGCAAAATAAACCATATTATCATAACCTTTTAGGTTGCATGTATAAATAAAACTGTGTATAGTTAACGCTATGCACAGTTTTTCTTTTAGTCAGTTGGCTTTAAGAAAGAGGCATAATACATTTTATAAAGGCAAAACATTATGGCAACATTAGCAGAAATTCGCGCAAAACTTCAAGCAAGTTCTCAACAAAACACCGGTAGCTCGAACGGTGGAGACAACGCAATTTACCCTCACTGGAATGCCGCAGAAGGTACTACTACTACAGTACGTTTCCTACCTGACGCAGATCCTAACAACACTTTCTTCTGGATTGAACGTGCAATGATCAAATTGCCTTTTGCCGGTGTCAAAGGTGAAACCAACTCCAAGCCAGTGACTGTGCAAGTCCCTTGCATGGAGATGTGGGGTGAAACATGTCCAGTATTGACTGAAGTTCGTCCATGGTTCAAAGACAAGAGTCTGGAAGACATGGGTCGTAAGTACTGGAAAAAGAAGTCTTACCTTTTCCAAGGTTATGTAGTTGACAGCAAACTACAAGAAGACAAAACTCCTGAAAATCCAATCCGTCGATTCATCATCGGCTCACAAATTTTTAACATTGTTAAGAATGCGTTGATGGATAGTGAGATTGATGAATTGCCAACAGACTATGTCCGTGGTTTGGATTTCAAGATTGCAAAGACATCTAAAGGTGGCTATGCTGACTACTCTACTTCTACTTGGGCTCGTCGTGAACGTGCATTGAGTGTTGAAGAAAATGCAGCAATTGAACAATACGGTCTTCACGATTTGAAGAGCTTCCTACCTAAAAAGCCAGGTGAAGTTGAACTCAAAGTGATCAAAGAAATGTTTGAAGCTTCAGTTGATGGCGAAGCATACGATCCAGATCGTTGGGCACAATACTTCAAGCCAGCAGGCTATGGTGGTAGCGGTCAAGCAACGGGTTCTGCACCACGTGCAGCAACTCCTACACCAGTGGCATCTACTCCGGTAGATGAAGATGACGTCCCTTTTGAACCTGCGGTAGCAACACCCGCTAAAGCTGTTGCGGCAGAGCAATCTGCTCCAGCAACTGGTGATGCAGGTAGTCGTGCAGCAGATATTATTGCGATGATTCGCAATCGTCAAAAGTCTTAATAGGGAAAGTTAAATGGCAAAAGCATTTGATATCTCTAAATTTCGTAAAAGCATCACTAAATCCATTGATGGTTTAGGTATTGGCTTTAACGATCCCACAGACTGGATTTCAACTGGTAATTATGCCCTTAACTATCTTATATCAGGGGACTTCTTTAAGGGAGTTCCCCTGGGTAAGGTAACTGTGTTTGCTGGCGAATCCGGCGCAGGTAAATCTTATATCTGCTCCGGAAACATCATTAAGGCAGCACAGGAACAAGGCATTTATGTTATCCTAGTTGACAGTGAAAACGCTCTTGATGAGAAGTGGTTAATTGATCTTGGCGTTGATACTAGCGATGAAAAGTTGTTAAAACTCAACATGGCTATGATTGATGACGTGGCAAAAACCATCAGTGAATTCATGAAAGAATACAAATTGATGCCTGATGAACAACGTCCCAAGGTATTGTTTGTTATCGATTCATTAGGTATGTTATTGACTCCTACAGACGTAAATCAGTTTGAAGCAGGTGAAATGAAAGGTGATATGGGTCGTAAACCTAAAGCACTTACATCACTTGTTCGTAATTGTGTAAACATGTTCGGTTCATGGAATGTTGGATTGGTTTGTACCAATCACACATACGCTAGCCAGGATATGTTTGACCCAGATGACAAAATTAGTGGCGGTCAAGGTTTTATCTATGCGTCATCTATTGTGGTTGCAATGCGCAAGTTGAAATTGAAAACTGATGCCGATGGTAATAAGACTACAACTGTAAACGGTATCCGTTCAGCTTGTAAGATTATGAAAACACGCTACGCAAAACCATTTGAGTCAGTCCAAGTTGAAATTCCTTACTCAACTGGTATGAGTCCATTCAGCGGATTAGTTGATCTATTTGAGGCTAAAAACGCATTGAAGAAGGAAGGCAACAGTCTTGTTTACACAACCAAGGATGGCGAAATTATCAAACAATTCCGCAAGGCTTGGGAACGTAATGAGAAAGATGGACTAACTATTATGATGGCAGAGTGGACCGATATCACTCCCACAATTACGGCTGTAGAAGAAAATGAGGAAGCATAATGGAAGAAGATCTAATTATTGAAGTATGGGACATATTCCGCGAATATGTCTCTGATAAAAACAAAGAAACTGCGGCAAATCACTATGTTGATTTCCTAGTTGGCAAGGATGTAGAACTATCTGTTCTCGAAGGACTCATGGGTTATGATCCTCATTTAGACAATGCTATTGAGCTTGTCGTAAATGAGAATGCAGAGGATGAGGACGACGAAATAGATTACGACTACGGCGAAGACGAGGACTGAACATGTCCTGGTATGCTAAAGTCTCCAAAGACATAGCACACCTTCCAAGTTGTTTAGACTACTACTACAACGAAATTGAAGAAGCAAGGAAAGAGGTCAAAATTCACGGCAACGTGGAGCGGGCCTCTGCCTCACTTCCTGGTATTGTTGAACAGCGATTTAATCAACTTCAAGAAGTTGAAGCTATACTCGAATATCTTAACATCGAATTGAGACGCACTCGTTCGAAAGCCTTTAAGAAATATTTAGAAAACTATCAACGTGCATTGAGCAGTCGTGATTGTGAAAAATACGTTGAAGGTGAGGCAGATGTTGTTGATATGGAAAAAATTATCAACGAATTTGCCATGTTACGCAATCAATGGTTGGGCATTATCAAAGGCCTCGATATTAAACAATGGCAATTGAGCAATATTATTAAACTACGGGCCGCAGGACTTGAAGATATTAGTCTTTGATCTTTTTCTCTAATTGTGTTATAATAAATCATGAATATAGAAGAACTAATCACCGCATTGGCATTTACACCACAGGTTAAACTCAATAATTGGGATAGCCAAATGGTCTATAGCTTTTCGGATCAGATTGGTCGCGGCAATGGCTTCACTGAAAAACAGGCAGGTGTGGCAGTAAGAATCTTAAGACGTCATACTACCTTGCTATCTAGCCTAATAAAACAGGATGTTGAAAAATTTCTGGAAAATCCCATCTACAAATATCCTTTTAGAAAGTTAAACAATCTAAAAATGATATCTATTATTGACCACGATGTCTATAGTCGCGCTATCAAGTTAGAATTCCCCTACAATGAGGAATTGGTCAAGAGTATTAGAAAGCATAGAGACGATTTTTCTCATGCAGCGTGGGATCCCGAGAAAAAAGCATGGATTTTTGCTCTCACAGAAGGTGCTGCGCATTTTTTATCCAAACTGATGCGAACAGATGAATTTTCGTGTGATGAAGAGTTCCAAAATTTTGCAGATCAAACAACAGTAATTTGCGATCACATGGGCGAGTTTGTTCCTATGTTGGCATTAGACCAAGGAAAACCGGTTTTTCTCAATATTTCCAAGAATATGCCAGATTTGCAATCCACTGAAATATTGGGGGCAGTGTTCGAAGCAAGGCGTAGAGGAATTTTTACCTGGTCTGAAGAAATTACGGCACATCTCGATTCATTAGGTCTTAATGAAAATGTTAAAAAATTCCTACAGACCGAAGCTGATGAAGATCTCCACATAAATTGTGAAAAAACACCAATTTCTTGCCTTTCCGCAATTGTGGAACATATGAGCCCTTGCCTGTTTGTAATTCCGGGGGGCAGCGAATTTGCAAAATTGACGCAGGCCTATGAATTTTTACAAACACAAGGCATTCTCAATGAAAGAATTTCTGTAATGTTTAGGTTAGACTCGAAAATTGACGAAAAATTCAATATTTTTGTCAAAGAAAATAAATTAAATTCTCCTATCACAGAAAATACCAAAGTAGTCTTTATCAGTAGCAAATTGCCTAAACCTGTGCTAAAATCTAATATCAAATTTAATGCAGTAATCAACATGGGGTTTGGCGGAGTTCATTATTCTATTAGAGAATACGTGGGAAATCATGAAAATTTGATATATTACACCGAAAAGAAAAAAGAAAAGGATTCACAGTTTGTCCTCTTGTAAAATTATTATCAAAGATGAAGTCAATATCAAGATTGAAAATTTAGATCTCGATACACGTAAGGATTTGGTCAAAAAATTCAAGTATGAGGACCCTACTGCCCGATATAGACCCAGCTATAAATTAGGGCGTTGGGATGGTAGTATCAGTTTCTTCGGTCTCGGCGGCACAACTTATCTAAGTATGATGCCACAGGTATTAGAATTTCTCGAGGCAAAGAATTATTACATCGAAGTTGAAGATCAGCGACGTCCTATATCATTAGATTTTCCTGAAATTTTTGAAGATTTTTGGGGTGATCAAACATGGCCAGAAGGACATCGTTTTGCAGGGGAAAAAATTCGACTGCGAGATGACCAAGTTGATGCAGTTAATATATTCTTAAAAAATCCACAGTGTATTCAAGAAATTGCCACAGGATTTGGTAAGACAATTACCACTGCAACTTTATCGAAAATTTGTGAAAAATACGGTCGAACAATAACCATTGTTCCCAACAAAAGTTTAGTTGAACAAACTGAAGAAGATTTTATTAACTGTAAATTAGATGTCGGTGTGTACTACGGTGACAGAAAAGATCTAGATAAAACTCATACAATTTGTACTTGGCAAAGTTTAAATATTTTAGACAAAAACAGTAAAAATTGGGACGAAGCAGCCTGTGCAAAAATGGAAATGTTATTAGATAATGTTCAGTGTGTTATGGTTGATGAAGTACATATGGCCAAGGCCGATGTACTCAAAACACTTTTAACTAAAAATCTTTCCAATACACCGATACGTTGGGGACTAACTGGAACTATCCCAAAAGCAGAACACGAATTTCAAAGTATTCGTGCAAGTTTGGGTGAAGTAGTTAACCGTGTTGCTGCACATACTTTGCAAGAAGCAGGGGTACTTAGTAACTGCCATGTTAATATTGTACAGACTGCCGAATGGAAAGAGTTTGGTAGTTATGCAGAAGAATTAAAATTCCTAGTTACAGATGATACTAGAATGAATTACCTAAGCGACATGATCAAGGGTATTGCCGAAACCGGAAATACACTTGTATTAGTTAACAGAATTGATTCGGGTAAGGCCTTGATCGAAAAAAATCCTGACGCAGTATTTGTATCAGGTGAAGTAAAAACAAAAGATAGAAAGACAGAGTATGATGAGATTAAAACATCTACTAATAAGATTATTGTGGCGACTTACGGTGTGGCCGCTGTGGGTATTAATATCCCTCGTATTTTTAATTTGGTTCTTTTGGAACCCGGAAAGAGCTTTGTCCGAGTTATACAAAGTATTGGCCGTGGCATTCGAAAAGCAGACGACAAAGACTTCGTGCAAATCTGGGACTTAACTGCTAGTACTAAGTACGCTAAACGACATCTCACTGAACGAAAACGTTTCTATAAAGAAGCACAATACCCATTTACAATTGAAAAGGTCAAATACCAATAATGCAGATACTTACCCTAGAAAACCAAGTTTTTTATTTAAACGACTTACCGGACGAAATTGATGAAGACTTGCGATTTTCTGTTTTAGACAACAGTGATAGTTCAAATCCTGATCACTTCTTTGTACCTTTGATCTTTCTTGAAAGTTTTACAGGTCCCGCAGCAGCATTAAAAATAGGAAAACACGAATTAGTAATGCCATTAGATTGGTGCACCATTGTCGGAGATCCAGAAGGACCTGACATGGAAATTCTACCACTGACTAGTTTAAATGATCGTGGCTTTAAGACATTCTGTTTTAATCCATTGAGCAGTTTTAGACCAGAGTTTTTAGAAATTGACATCCTAGATATCTATCATGATGTCAAATGGTATTTCCCAAAGATGCGCCCAGGCCAATTATTAACGACTCCATTATATGCTGGAGAAAAACCAACCTGTGCATATTTTGTTAAAGAAGTTAGTCGTCAAAGTGAATTGGTAGATTATACAAAGTGCTGGTAAATGCCTACAGTATTTGAAAGTTCCGATGGTGGGGAAACTATATATGCTAGAGAAGTAGGTTCTGCTATTCGTACCTTACATTCAGAGAGTCCCAAGAAACAAAGTATGCACGAGGGTCTTGAAGAAGATCAACTATGGGGAAATATAAGACGTGCGGCTAAAACAAATCCCACTTTACAAGCAGCCCTAGAACGTGTTAAAGTAACATACTACCTAACAGATCATTACGAAAGAAGATATGGCAACTGCAAAACTTGATATCAAACGTGAGCTGAATGCTGTAGATCAAAAGAACTACGACTTCTACACTAACCTAACTGACGACGAGCGTAAGGCATTTAGTCCTTACATTCTAATGCGTTATACTGCAAGTGTCCAAGGTGATAGAGACACGCAGGAATGGTTTATCGAAATGACTAACGAAATGGTCAATAAGAATCATTGGGATTTGAGTAAGAATCATAAAGAACTATTGTGGAAACTGTTTGCCGCAACCGGTGCAGGTGTTAGTTGTTATCATCCATATCTAGCCGCAGGTAAAAAAGAAAAAGCCAACAAGATTGAAAAGTTATTGGTGCAGTTATATCCAGCAATGAAGATGGATGAGATTAAAATGTTGGGCAAGATGATGGACAAAGATGACATCAAAGAGCTATTTGACAAGATGGGTTTTGACAAAAAGCAACGTAAGGAATACGAATGAAGTTTAGAAAAAAGCCTGTAGTAATCGAAGCAGTGCGTTTTGATTATACTGAAGAAGGTATTGCCAAAGTAAAAGCGTTTTGTGGCAACACAATTGGCAATATTAGAAAAGCTCGCCATCCTACTGCTCTAGGTGAAGCAGAAATTGGTACATTGGAAGATGGCATTCATTTAACTGTACAACACATTGCCACAGAAGGTGATTGGATTATTAAAGGTGTTCAAGGCGAATTCTATGCATGTAAACCTGATATTTTTGAAGCAACATACGAACCGGCAGAATGATGCAATTAGTAGAACAACCTTATAAATGTGTTCATTGTAATAAGAGTTTTATGAAAGATAAGACTCTTGTTGCGCACATGTGCGAACGCAAACGTAGGGCTTTGCAGGAAACTGAAAAGCGTGTTCAGGCAGGATTTGTAGCATTTAATCGTTTCTGGCAACTGACACAAAACGCCAAGAAACCCAAGACCTATGACAACTTTGCAGACAGCAGTTATTACAATGCCTTTGTAAAGTTTGGCAGTTTTATTAACAATGTAAATCCATTGTATCCAGATAAGTTCATCGACTATGTGATCAAAAGTGGTGTCAAGCTAGACCTATGGTGTCGTGATGAACTGTATGAAAAATATTTGTATGACATGCTCAAAGTGGAACCAGTTGAGTCAGCAGTGCAGAGAAGTTTGCAGACAATGATGGAATGGGCTGATGAGCACAATGCAGAATTTGCACATTACTTTAACTACGCAAGTCTTAACAAAGCGGTGCATGATATCAGGAATGGTCGAATTAGTGCATGGGTAATTTTAAATAGCAGTGCAGGACAAACAATGATTAAATCTATGAGTGATGAACAATTGGAAATGATTGCTCCGGCATTTGATGTTCCATTCTGGCTACGTAAGTTTAAAGAAATTCCTGCTGATGTTGCATTAGTAAAAGAAATCTGCAGAGAAGTTGGCATAAAATGAACGACAACATAAAAGAATTTTGCGGTCATCACCGTATACAAATACGTGATACAAATAAACGGGCAAGTCGATATCACAAAGTTAACATAAATTACTTTAGAGATCCCATGGATTTTAATAGAGTTTATGAAGATATTATATGCGACAGCGAACCGTTGTATACTATCGAGATTGCTGAAAGTGAACTAGAATGTATTGCGGAATTTGAACAACAAGTTTTTAACAATGCGAAAAAAACTGGCCATTATAATTTGTTTCAAACTATAATAGAACAAAAAGAACAAGAACAGTATCTGAAGAACAGATACCCGGCAGTGAAAAAAGCATACGAACAATATAGCCTAATGTTGAAATTAGCTGAAAGTGGAGAGTTGTGACACAACCAAATTCTGCTAAAGGCAGAACAAGTTATGATTCCACAACAACAGGTTTGTCTATTAATTTTTTTAATAGGAATGTATCCCAGTATCCTACGGAAGCAGGCAGTGTAAGTTTTGATCTAATACCAGTTACTAAACAAAAAGACTTAATGATCAATCATGCTAGGATGTATGCCCAGCAGGAGTATGATCGTATTATGGAACTAGTATCAGTATTGGAAAAACAAGCACAGCAAATTAAACGTAGGTTAGAAATTACAGATGCTGTGCATGCCGCAGAATATCAATTCCAAGTAATGATGGGTCATATATATTGGTTAGTTTGGGAAAAGAAAAAAGAAAAAACATTACTAGTGATCAACGGACCCGACGATTGGTCAACCGGTGTCCCTCCAGATTACAAATATATGACTCCTGTAAAATACATGGGAGATCATACTTGGTTAGAAGTTGACCTTACAGAGAAATAAGTATAAAATTAACAAAAGGAATTTTATGAAATTGCCAAAAGTTGGAAGTAAATGGTGGAGCGGGGATGCTAAAATATTCTACGTTAAATCTGTGATAGAACTTGAAGGACATACTTGGGTTCATTATGGAGAATTTAAAAATGGTAAAGAATACAGTTGTTATCTAGAAAGTTTCCTGCAGAGATTTTCAGAGGTGCCAGCATGAGATTAGAGGGCGAAGTTAAAAAGGGTTGGGGATCAGAATTAATTTGGGTTACTAACGACAAGTACTGTAGTAAGTTTTTAAACTTCAACGAAGGTGCAAAATTCAGTATGCACTTTCATCGAGAGAAAGAAGAGACTTGGTATGTAATGTCTGGCAAATTTGAAATTGAAGTAATCGATACTCACAATGCAGATATACATAAAAAAATTATCGGCGTGGGGGAGGTGCATCATAATGATCCATTAGTGCCTCATCGTATTACCTGTTTAGAAGCCGGCACCATCATTGAAGTTAGCACACCTGACAGCGTAGAAGACAATTACCGTGTGGGCAAAGGTGACAGTCAGAAATGAACATTGTAGTCAACGGCACCTTTGATATTCTGCATCGCGGACATATTGAAATGTTGGAATATGCCAAAAGCCTAGGAGACTACCTGTTAGTGTGTACTGATACTGATGCTAGAGTAAGACAACTTAAAGGTCCCACTCGTCCTATTAACAATCAACAGGATAGGGCGTTCATGCTACAAAGTTTAAGATGTGTAGATACTGTTTGTTTCTTTTCAGATGAAGAAGAATTAGAACAAATCTTTACATTATATAAACCAAACATCATGGTCAAAGGTAGCGACTATAAAGGTAAATCAATTGTCGGTGCTCACCTTTGCAAAGAAATTAAATTTTATGACCTCGTCAACAATTACTCAACAACAAACATCATTCAACGTATTACTGATCGGTGATAGTTGTATTGATGAGTATAAAATTGGAACCGTGGATAGACTGAGTCCGGAGGCACCTGTCCCTATTATAAAACTAACAAATGAATATTCATTGCCGGGCATGTCTGCAAACGTTCTCAAGAATTTGCAGAACTTAAACATCAATCCGGACTTCATTACCAACAATTCCGAAATTAAAAAAACAAGATACATTGATCAAAAGTCCGGACATCACCTATTAAGAGTAGATAGTGAACCAACAGTTGTTCCATGGGATGGACACACTCCTAACCATATTAAATCATATGACGCAATCCTAATATCAGATTACAATAAAGGATTCCTAACATATGAAAGTATAGAACAAATTATTCGATCTGCCAATTGTCCTATATTCATTGACACTAAAAAGACAGACCTACATAGATTTAGTGCCGCTTGGACATATATAAAAATTAATGAATTAGAATATAAGAACAGTAGAAGTCTTCCAAAGAATACTATTGTTACATTAGGTGGGCGCGGAGCCCTATATAAGAATAGTCAAATCGAAACTATCTATCCAACTAAACAGGTAGAAGTTATGGATGTATGTGGGTGTGGCGATACCTTTATGTCCGCACTGGCTACTCAATATCTCTTTACAAAAGACATAGAAAAAGCTATAATATTTGCTAACGTGGCAGCGGGCATTACTGTCCAACATCGCGGAAACTACGCACCTACATACGACGAGATTAGAAATGACTGACATAGATATAGATTTCTTTGATAGAAAACAAGCACTTGATGTTATCAAACATATTCCTGCAGCTATCTCGGAAAATGGAAGTTTTAAGAAACACAATACCGGCGTGTATTGTCATTCTATTCCTTACAATCCTCTAACCGATACTGCTAACATTGATTACAAGACAGCAGAAGATCGCGGATACTTCAAACTCGATTTCTTAAATGTATCAGTATACAAAGATGTTAGAAATGAAGATCACTTAACCAATTTACTTAATACGGAACCACTATGGGATTTATTATTGCAAGACGAATTTGTGAATTTACTGTTTCATGTGAACGGACACGGGGCAATCTTGAGGAAGATGACTCCGACTTCTATCGAGGAATTAGCCGCTGTGTTGGCAGTAATCCGCCCGGCAAAACGATATCTGATTGGGCAAGATTGGTCCGTCGTGAAGAACGAAGTTTGGCAGAAGCCGGCCGGTGATGAATATTACTTTAAGAAGGCACACGCTGTGGCCTATGCGCATGTTATTGTGGTGCAGATGAATCTCATCTGCGAAGGTATTAGTTACGGATATTCTTAGGGATTCTAACTAACTGTATTGATTTACGTTTAATACGCTTCTCGGCAATTTCACTTAAATTTACTGTTGGTCCAAATACTATTTCTGCATCCTTACTATTAAATGTTTTAATAGCATATCTAAAAAGCTGCATCTCTTTCTTTAGAAATATATTAATGGGAATTTTTCTATTACTTTCCCACCACCAAACTTCTCCCATCTCTAGAAAAAGCCTCTTTTCTTCATCTGTTTTAATTACAGATATATCGTAGATACTGGCTACGTAATCGTCAAAATTGATCACAATGCCCACATACTCTATGTCATTTGATTTGACACAGGCCACAAAGGGATAGTTATCTTGGAAGGTGTTGGGTAAGGACATCAGTTATCAATAAATAGTAATATGCAAATTTTACCAATCTATTTATATCCAAACACACTCGACGTTATATTAGATTTGGATCCCACCGTTCGAGGAGCGAATCAAGTTATGTATCAATACGATTTAAAAATACAAAAAGGTATTAAAAATCAGGTCCGTATTCAATTTAAGAATAGCGATCAGAAAAAAGTATCTATTTCTAATACACAAACATTTGTATTTTCTATGTTTGATGCAATTAATCAAAGACTACTAATAGAGAAACCATTAGAAGTTTTAGAAGAAAGCACTGGCACTAAAGGTATTGCATTGCTAACACTTACAGAAAGTGATACTATCGACATTCCAAAATCTAGCTATAAGTTTACAGTAAAATTGCTAGAAAGTGACGGATCATATTTGCCAGCTTATTCTAATACCTATTACGGACTTGCTGGTACTGTTCAGTTAGATGAAGACGCTTACCCAGTACTACAACCTAGTCAAGAGATAACATCCTTCCAGATTTTCTATAATGACAGCATTAGAAAATACGAACACAAGAGCGGCAACATCTATGCCAACCCCGCGTTTAACAGTAACTCTGGTCTGCATACCGCAGCCGTATATATGACCGCATATCGCGGAACTGTTTACATCCAAGGTACATTGAGCAATAGCCCTGCCGCTGCTGATAGATATGTCACTATCAAATCTAAAACATATACTGGTTTTACCGGTATTGATGTCTTTAACTTCAACGGTGTATTCAGCTACATTAGAATTGTATATGTTCCTGCTACAGCACCTGCAGAATCACAAAACGACAATCCCCATTACTTCGGTTCACTTGACAAAGTTCTCTATCGAAGCTAAACTGTCTATGTGAACGATATACAATCTGCATTACTAGCACTACTGCCTCCTAAACGAAAACTGACTTCCGGTGGTTGGACAAGTTTCGACGCACCCTGCTGCCAGCATAGGGGAGAAGGCCATGACACTAGACTCCGTGGTGGAATACGTGTAGAAAGTGACGGATTTGTTTACCACTGTTTCAATTGCCACTTTGCCGCAGGATGGACTCCGGGCAAGCTCCTAAGTAAAAACACCAAAAGCCTGTTTGGTTGGTTAGGTATGAACGATGCGGATATAGGCAAACTCAATCTAGCCGCACTGAAGATCAAAGATGATCAACCCGTGCTCAAGAAGGCACTGAATCTAGTAATGCTGGAAAAACCATTGCCCGATGACTGCAAATCTATCGACTCTTGGATAGCCGAAGGTAATCAAGATGCTGAACTACTTGATGTAATCTCTTATCTAGTTGATGAACGCAACATGGGATGGGATTGGTACAACTGGATGTGGAGCTCTGCACCCGGATTCCGCGATAGAGTTATAATTCCATTCTACCATGAAGGTAAAGTAGTAGGCTATACAGGCCGTAAGATCAAACCAGGTAAGCCGAAGTATCTTACTGATAGCCAAAGTGGTTATGTGTTTAACCTAGATGCTCAAACATATGATAGAAAATTTGTGATCGTAGTGGAAGGACAGTTCGATGCTATCGCTATTGATGGTGTGGGCATTATGACCAACGAACCTAACGATGCCCAGATCATGCGTTTGAATAACCTAGGGCGAGAAGTTATTGTGGTTCCGGATAAGGACAAGCCGGGTGCAAAGATGTTGGCAGCAGCTATTAAGAATAATTGGTCAGCTAGCTTACCACCGTGGGAAGATAATATTAAAGACGTAGCAGATGCGGTAAAACGCTACGGGAGATTATATGTGCTAACTACTATCCTACATTACAAAGTAAGCAACGAAATTAAAATACAACTATTGAAAAAGAAACTAGAAGCAATTAAAGATGAGTAAAGACCAAACACCAAAACCCAATTATAACTTTGAGATACAGAAATTGTATCTCGAAATGTTCCTGTCAGATGCAGAGACATTTGTCCGCTGCCAAAACATATTTGATCACGAAAACTTTGATCAAAGACTACAGGATACTGCTGAATTCATCAACAAGTATGTTGATCAATACAAGGTCATGCCCGAAGCTAATATTGTCAATGCCAGTTGCAAGATGGACTTTAATCCAGCAGCATTGCCTCGTGAAAACTATGAATGGCTAATGGATGAGTTTGAAAACTTTAGTCGTCACAAAGGATTGGAAAGAGCTATCATTGCATCTAGTGATCTACTAGAAGCAGGAGACTACGGTCCTGTGGAAAAGTTGATCAAGGATGCTATTCAAATTAGCTTAAACAAAGATATGGGTACTGATTACTTTGAGGACCCGAGAGCTCGACTGGAAGCATTGAAAGACGGAAATGGACAAATATCTACTGGATGGCCTAGTATTGATAAGAAACTCTATGGTGGATTTAACCGTGGCGAGTTGAATATTTTCTGTGCAGGATCAGGTGGTGGTAAGAGTTTGTTTCTGGCTAATATGGGTGTTAACTGGGCGCTCCAAGGGCTCAACGTGCTGTACCTAACTTTTGAATTGAGCGAGAAATTAGTGTCCATGCGTTTGGATAGTATGACTACAGGTATCCCAACTCGTGAGATCTTTAAGAATATCGATGATGTTGAATTAAAGGTTAAAATGATGGAAAAGAAGGCAGGCAGTATGCAGATCAAGTATATGCCCTCGGGGAAAAATTGTAACGATATTCGAGCCTATTTGAAGGAATATCAGGTCAAAAAAGGCGTGAAACCTGACGTTTTATTAATAGATTACCTGGATTTGATGATGCCTTTATCAGTGAAGGTAAGTCCTAGCGATCTGTTTGTTAAAGACAAATATGTGTCTGAAGAGATTCGAAATCTAGCTATGGAAACCCAATGTGTAACTGTCACAGCTAGTCAGTTAAACCGTGCTGCCGTTGAAGAAATTGAGTTTGATCACAGTCACATATCAGGTGGTTTGAGTAAGATTATGACTGCAGATAACGTGATTGGTATCTTTACAAGCCGAGCTATGAAGGAACGTGGACGCTATCAAATCCAGTTTATGAAGACACGTTCAAGTAGCGGGGTTGGACAAAAGGTTGAACTTGAATTCAATGTGGATACACTGCGGATTACTGACCTAGGTGAGGATGAAGAAGGGCAGAGCTTTAGTCAACAAAAGGCACAAGGCACTAGCTCTATGATGAACAGCTTCAAACGGACCAGTGTTGTCAGCACAGCCAACAATACAGCAAGTGAAGAACTGGATGTATCAAGTGCTCCTTGGGCCAATAGAGACAATCCTAAAGAAGGTTTGAGCATAGAGAAGCCCAAGGTTAAAGCTTCAACTGGCCCTATGATTAGAAATATGTTGAGTAATCTAAATCCTGAAAAGGATTAAAACCATAGTGAAACTTGCATACGAGCACTGGCTTCTAGTGTATTATGCCACTGCTCTATGCCCAAGGATCCAAACACGTTTTCAATAGTAGCAGGTACTGTTTCCCATTTATAACGATCAAACTCCGCAGGTGTGTTGCCCATCTGCTGATCTAACTGTCCATCTTCCCATAACCAAAAACCCGCGCAGGCCCTAATCTGATCAGGACCTTCACCTCTACTGATAGCGGCCAACACAGATATATCGTTGGTCACACATAGGTCTTTGGTAATTCTAACTGTGGTATGTCCTTGCCAATCATTGGTATGTATCACATGTATCTTGTTGACTCCCACACTGCCCCCACAGTATACAGGATGATCATCATCTATCCAGATGCCTATATTGTTGGCTATGTTGGCCAAGCTGAGTTCGGGCAAGACCTTGTTGATCTGTAGTCCTACACTGCTGCCACTGGTATGACTGGTCAGCAATATCACAGCACGATCTAACTCGTCTCTGGGATTACTGGGGTTGGCTGCTAATAAATGGCCTTGAAGATTGTTTTTGATCATATCAAAGATATTTACCGCAATAAATACATGACCATGCACTTTAACGAATTTTCCGAACCCATTGAATACAATACAGTATTGAATCCCAAACTTTGGGACCATGATCAGCTAAAGCCCGAAGTTCGTGGCGCACTGCTACGCATTGCCGAAGACTTTAAGGAGTTTGTGGGCATTCCGTTTAAAGTATTGGACATAATCATAGCAGGTGGTAACGCCAACTACAACTATACCAACAAGAGTGATATTGATCTACACCTGATTGCAGACTACTCTACAGTGTCCTGTGATCGTGAAGTAGCGGAACTGTTTGACACCAAACGACTGCTATACAAGCGTGATTTCAACATAGATATCTTTGGTATCCCAGTTGAGTTGTATGTTGAAGATTATAGACAGCCCGCTGTATCCAGTAGCTACAGTATAACACAACAAAAATGGATCAAACAGCCCGCCAAGCACATGCCCCAGTATAACGAGGCTGAATTGAAAGAAATGGTTACTCGTTGGACCAGTGTACTACAGGCCGCAATGAAAACTGGGGATTTACAAGTCTGCAGAAAGACTGTACAATTGTTACGTAGGTATAGACAGGCGGGACTGCAAACACGCGATGCTGAATTTAGTATAGCCAACCTAGTCTATAAGAGTCTACGCAATGACGATGTGCTGAAAGGCATAACTGCATTGATAGACCGATTACACGATAACGAATTAAGTTTAAAATAAAATGCCAACAATTTATCTAGATATGGACGGCGTGCTAGCCGATTTTAACACGGGTGCTCGCAAGTACCTAAACGCTACCGAGCAAGACGAACAGGAAGCAGAAGTCAATGGACGTTGGCCAGAACGCAGCTGGGGACGACTGGTAGAAGCTCCCAACTTCTATCGCCACTTGCCCAAGATGCCACAAGCTGATCTACTCATGCTCAAGGCACTGCGGTTCCAAGACGCTCTGGGCTGGAGACTACGTGTACTTACAGCCATTCCCCAAAAGAACGAAGTTCCGGATGTATTCCAGGACAAGATAGAATGGATGATGGAATACTACCCGGGAGTTGTCTGCCACTTTGGCCCTTACAGCCACGATAAACATCGTCACTGTAAGCCCGGTGATATCCTAGTTGATGACCGCACCAGCAACTGTGAAGAATGGCGTGCTGCTGGAGGTCATGCTGTCAAAGTGGGATCAGACTACAGTGCAGTTCTAGCACAGTTGGATATCCTGTTTCAAGCTGTCAAGGATAAAGGTAATTCACAGTATCTGGATTGACTCGGAACACCTCGGCCCCGTTCTTCAAGTGAAACACGCGGGCCATATCAGTGGGCGGACTTAACGTAACAAACTTCTTGATATAGGGTCTATGCTCTTGTATATGTGCTCGAGCAGCCCGAATCAACTTGCGTCCAGCCCCGGACTCATAACTCCATATGGTGTAGAACACAGCTACATGTGGTTCCACGTCCGGGTCCAGTGCCAGTTCCACAACATTTGACGGAACTAAAGATCGATAGGCAGCACATATAACTGCCTGTTCTCGCCCTTCATTGTCTTGTAGTACAAACACTTCAGTATGTGGGCCAACCCGAAATTCTCTGGGAATATCAGGTCGAACAGGATCGTCTGCAATTAATTTGATCAAGGGGTCTTTTAAAGACCTAACACAGTGTAGGGGCATAATACAGGTTCCGGGGCAGTATACGCTTACTTATACTTTACGACAATTAAACACCATGATATTGGTAAATCTAGAGTAGGAGGAGAGAGCCAGACCAAGCGCGAAGCGCACCGCGGTAAAACCAATTTTTCCAACCTGAATTATCACAGTAGATAACTATACACCACAATGACCACACCACTCTATATGACATTTCCAGAATCAGCACATAGCGGTCCCACTCTATTGCTGTTAAGAGTGAATCTAGTCAAATGGAGTCAACGTACTGGCATAGCTCATGACTTTAGACTAGACAGCACTCTAGGACTCATAGTGACATTACCACAAGAGCAACACTATACACAGTTCTCCCTACAGTGGGATTTAGACAGATTTCATATACACACTACCCGTGTACTACAGATTTGATCTTGCGTACTTAAAAAAATTGTAAAAAAATTTTCAAAACCACAGAAAAGTATTTGACACGAAGTTTT